TCAAACTCGCTGCCTTTATGTACTCCGATAAGTCTTTTGCTTCTTTCCATACTTTTACCTCGTTGGTGTCTAAATCTTTAGTAACAACGCACCAGATCTTACTATGATCTAGTGTGGTTTCGATGTCTAATAAAATACGCATATAGAAACTATATATCAATGTTTGCTATTTGTCAAGGAAATTAATTGATGTCTCAGAGCTTGTATTTCCGCCATCGCCATCACTAATTCCGTCTGTGTTTTGACTACCTGATCCTGTAGTTCCTTTACTTGCTTTTGTAGTTCTTCTACGCACTGCACTCGGTCTTCCGTAGTCCAAGTTGTCATCTGATTTCTCCATTTCCATAGGTTGTTCCAATTGAACAGATTCAAGGGTGGGCATTTCCACACCATTTTCCAACTCCTCAATATACTCTTCTAATAAATGAATGTATTGCTTCTGTCTTTCAAGTTCGTCAATACATCCCCGTGCTAACTCAAATACTCTTTTGCTTACTTCATCCACGAAATCATTCCTGATATATAAAACACAACCGCTACTAGCTCAACAATCAATAACGGATTGTCCCGTTGCTTCCATCCTGCCCAAGCCCACATTGCACTTCCTACACCACTAAGAACAATGTTTAGTGGGTAGATATTAAAGCTGGTTAGTGCAATACCGATTAAGCAGAAACAGGTAGCAAGCCACTTAAGAAATAACATCATTCCTGTCGCCACTTATCGATAACAATATCAAGAACTTCACCATCTAAGTATTCAAATTGAGACATTCGATTATCACAGTTTACTACAATTGGTGCAGTCGCTGTGGTTGGTACATCCCAAGCTGAATTGCGTAACCAAAGATAGCGTTCAGCGTTATTAAACATCTCCTTGTTATCCTGAATGCGACTAAAGACATCCTTGTTCAGTTCACGCAATCGATCAATCTCATTACATAGATCTGTGATGATTCTTTTAGTTACATGGTAATCATCGTGTTGAGCATACTTTAATGCTTTTTCAAGTAAATCGTCTTTCATATTGTCTCCTGTATTTCTAACATACGACCGGTTGAAGAATTATATAGCAAATCGCCAGCACCGCCAGTGTAACCGCTAAAGCGATTCTTTAAAACCCTAACATGAGTAGTGTTTCTCTCAATTGGATCATTAGCCTGTCCGTTACGCTCAAGTCCAATCACGATGTCCGATAGCTGGGCAATCGAGCCAGAGCCACGCAACTGAGCCAGCGAAGTGACGGCTCCTTCTTCGTGACCTTTGCTCTCAGGACGCTTTAGGTGCGACACACAAAGCAAACTGATTCCTGTTTCCTGAACCAGCATCCGCAAGCGAGTCATAATAGCATCAAGTGCCTTCCGTTCATCGCCAACGTCGCCACCACTAACAATGATACTAATGTGATCCAGCACCACATAGCCACATCCGAGTCCTTTTGCCATATAACGAACACGATTGACAATATTATCAAGGTTACTACTACCAAAGTGATCGAAAAGATAAAGGCGATCAGTTCCCAAAGTTCTAGCAAAACCATCTTTTAATTCCTCCTCAGTAACATCCACATCAGGTAAGTGGATTGGTTTGTTCAATGCCAATGACATCAGCGATCTAGCAGTCTTACGCACACCTTCTTCCAAGAACATCATGCCGATATTGTCCTCGGTCTTGCTCAGAATATGCCACACAATCTCACGCAAGAACTGTGATTTACCCAATCCTGATCCGGCAGTAATCATAACTAACTCGCCCTTACGAATGCCGTAGGTTAATTTGTTTATACCAGAATAGGGATAATCTACTTCTGCCTTGTCAATAGGCTGAGATACTACATCCCACAGACTTGAACCTTGGATGATGCCATCAGGCACGTAAGGATCAGCTTTCCACCAATCTTCAATAAAAGCGGAATCGGCTTTTCGCTGGAGATAATCAGATGCGTCTTTCAAGCCTGTCCGCATTTTCATAATCTTCACTTTACCGCCAAACAACTCAGCTACCGCCTGAGATGCTTTTTGCCCAGCTTCATCAACATCAAAGGCAAGAACAATATTCTCAAATGAGTCAAGGTATTCGTATTGGGTTTTGCAGTCCTTTAAAGCAGCCTGTGCGCCGTTTCTGACTGATACGACAGGATACTTAGCCCCCATCATCTGAAACGCTGATAGAGCGTCTAATTCGCCTTCGCAGATGGTAATGTAGCGACCACCTTTAGAGAATAAATGTTGCCCGAACAATGTCGCACCATTGAAGTCACCTGCGATTAAGAAATTTTTATTCGCCACCAATCTAGTCTTGACGGCAACCAAGTTACTGTTAGCGTCATAATAAGGATAGTGGTGCTTATTGTTTTCTTGCTTGACTCCATACTTCACACATACCGCAGAAGTGATACCCCGTTCAGGAATAGCACTTGTTGCAGATTTTTGGTAAAACTCTAGATCTTTATTCATAGGTTTAGTATCGTAAGTGACAACTCCATCGCCTGTGACATAAGCATTACACACAAAACAATGTGTATGTCCATCGTCATATAAAGCATTACCATCGCTTGATCCACACTTCTCACAAGCTATGTGCTTAATAAATTTACTTTGTTTTTGCATTAGCATTTACTTTGGTTTCCTTAATGGTCTTTGCTAGTTCAATCTGTTTTTCAAGTGCATTGACCTTGGCTTTTAATGCCTGAATCTCTTGACCAAGTTCATTCACCGCTTCAATAACCTTTGGTAGTTGTAATAATGTCATTTCTTCTTACCTTTCTTAATTTCTGTTTCGTGTGCATCAATATGAGCCCCCATCGCTTGACCTGAAATTAGGTTAATCTGATCTTGATAGCGTTTTACTGTGTCATGGATAAACCACATAGTTCCGCTAGTGAGATCATCAGGATCAGCCGATGCCAATGTTTCTAATACAGCCGTAAACGATTGCATCTGAAATTCTAGCGTATCTAACGCATTGCTTAAATCATAATACTGTGTCATAAATCCTCCTAAGTTGTAAAATGTAACATAAATGTATCCTTATAGGCTGTAATGTAACGATAATGTTACCTTACATCTATAACACCCTGCACCCTAACACGATGCGGGAACTCCTGCTCAATCCAAAAACAACGATAAATCCCATCTTTAACACTTAACCAAGCCTCATAACGCTGATACTTGCCTGTTGCGTCAATGCAATCATTATGCTCAAAATGCGCCTGATTAGCAACCCAACCACACACAACACCGAGTGCAAACACTCCAACAAAAATAATCTCTTTCATTTCTCTTGTGCCTTTCTTAGTATTGCTCTAGCAAATTCAATCCAGCCTTCATTAGAATCAATATGGTTTACAACTGCATTACCTACTGCAATTATTTCCTCATCTGTTAGTTCTTTTACTGGATGGGTATAGAGTGGAATCAAGTCTGTAAAACCCATTTCTACAAAGTAATCTGCACTTCTTGATACATCTCCACCTTGGCTCATCCACGCTACTGGTTCATTGTTCATTCATCAATCTCCTCCGCTACTGCTCTACCAACTAAGCGATTGACCTTGTCAGCGATAGCCGTAGATAAGTCGTCCATGACCTTATCGTAGCCATAATCCCCGATTAGATCGACAAAGTCCATCATGATGAAATGATACCTTGCTTCTTCGTTGTGGTGCATAAATCCTCCTTGTAGTTGAGACAATATCATAGATTAATAATAAATACAATTGCATAAAAACAACACTTGCTATTGACAGAATCATAAAAGTATGCTACCCTCACTATATAGATTCTGCATTGTTCTTTAGATCTCTAGAGCTTTAGAGTTTAAATAATAATCTAAATAATATAACTATATTATCTATAAAGGTCTTTAGTGCTCTAACGATCTGCATAGACATCACCATGAAAGTCATCTAAATCAACAGAATCTTGATAATAGTCATACTCAGCATCAGGGCTAGGCATCTCGGTTTCATGCAACAGGTCTTTTCTGTCGATTGTTGGTATCAAGATCTCTAAACCTGTGTAGCAGTCTTGACACATATCCAAGTATTTGCCGTCAAGGGTTTTCCGAGTAGCTTCGTAATCATTTAATAATTTATCGCATACTGTGCAGTGCATCATTTTCTCCTAAAGTTTATCGCAGTTAATAATTTTACCATCAGCACAAATATAGCATACTGTTGTGCCTTTGGGTGTATCAATAATAACAGTTTTACAAGCATAGACTCCGCTTGATACCACCATTGAGGTCAGGAAAGCTAGTAATTTCATTTTAATTCCTTTCAGGTTAGTTACAACGATCCCAGTATTACATAAATTTTATTTGTCAACATTAGGATAAACCCTAACCCACCATTTAGGTCACCCTTCAGGTCACCTTAGCCTACCATTTAGGTCACCACTTAAGTCACCATTCTAGTCATATAAGCGGGAAATTGTATATAATGAGAAACATTTTATAATATGAAAATATGTAAAAATCTCGAGCTGTAAACCTAGGGTAAACCCTAATTCAATTTTAAGGGCATTTTTAGGGCTTTTGAGCCGTTTTTTAAGTTTAGGCTATCTACCCATTATAGAGGGTAAAATAATGCCTTATAGGGCTTTTAAAGGGCTTTAAAAGGGTATAGGTTATCTGTTAAGGGCTTTAGGGCTTTAATACAGGGCTTTAGGGCAATAAAAAACCCTGATCCATACAGCGATCAGGGCAAAGGGTTTAAGGGTTTATAGATCTAATATAGGAATATCAATAAGATCAATAATCGGATTCGCATAAAAAATTCATAGATCCTAGAAATAAGCGATCTCATTTTCTGCCCTTGCGATCTTAGATTCCTCACTAGATAACCATTCGAATATGTTTTTGGCATACGCAAAATCAGATATAGATCTGATAAAAGTATTTTCATCAATTTGATTATCCATAACCATAATTGCTAGATCCTGAAAACTAGCTAATCCGAATCGAGATATAAATCTTTTTGCTTGCGTATAGGATAGCGATCCTGCTTTATCGTATCCGAGATCAAAAAAATCATTCACAGCTAAATCTAATTCTCGATCTACATAATCATTAGCATTATCAATACTATTTTGAGATCCATAGCTTGAATAATTACTATAACCATAATTATAAGAATTGTAATTATAGGAATAAGAATTGATTTTAGGTTTATCAGGATTTTCTAAAATCTGGCTTTCCCATAAACTTAAATCATTTTCGGGATTAGCTTTCGCTGTATTGCTGGCACTCCATGCGTAAGTATTGGATAACCATAAACCAGCCCAATAAACTCCTTGATCCTGATTTATGACAGCTTGCCGTCCTAAGTTATCCATAATAACGAATTTATTACTTGTGCCGATATGATCCGAGATTATTTCATTAAATGATTCTGTAAAAGCATAATCGGGATTTTTAGCGAGCATAGGCACTAAGTAATTTTTAATATAGTGCCAAGTATCAGATTTGGATAAATCATCTTTATTGTCTGTATGCAAAATGCCATTGTGCATTAACCAGAGATCAATGCCATGATCTGCTTTATTTAATACTTCGTAAGGGTGACAGTTGATTAAATCAATATTGCCATGAGTTTTCATTCTTAAATGAAATGCACAATCAAATCCAAATATATGCTTTTCGTAAAAGTTTATAAAATCATCTGCATCTTTAGGCAAAATCTTTTCAATGATTAATTGATTATTTTTAGATCTCATAACCCCTATGCCGTCTGCATTGTAAGAATAAAAATCTTTTAACCATTCATGGGATAACTTCGGGCTAATTTTCGATTGTGTAATAAGTAAACACATAATATATAAATTCCTTTATAAGTTGATTAAATTAAATTTCTGCTGTTGATAATTGATTATTTTCAATTCTAGGATTTGGTTTATCCAATTCAGGCACATCAAATAAATGTGATTTTAGATATGCCCTAAGATATTTGGTATCGGATCTATTTTCTGGCTTACAGATAAACTGAATGAAATTATCTGTATTGAGATCTTGATACCCGTTATCTTTACAGAAAAACCATGTTGCATAAGTAAATTCTAAACATGACATTATTGATTCGAATTTCAGAGTGCCTTTAAATAACCTAAACTCTATCGTATTGTCATTATGAAAATTTAAACATTCATATCGATCTTCGTTTAATTGCCTTAATGGATCGCTAGATCGTTTAGCAGATTTGAGCCATGAATAATCTGCTTTCTTGTTTAATACCTTACAGAATCTATTACTAGATCTTCTAGCTATTGTTTTAATCAGCTTTTGATTACCAGAATCATTCATAAAGAGAATCATTTTTGTCGCATGATTTAATGTGACATTGTGTTTATCAATATGAATATGTAATCCGCAAGTTGATGTGTCATGGGATCTTAAACCCCGAATTGGTTTTTTGAAATATGCTAATTGCTTTTCGTGCACATCTAAACCTGTATATCCCGTTACTAATTCAAACCCATGATTCAATGATCCATCATCTTCAGCTAAACAATATGTGTATCGATCATTTTGATTATCTGTATATACGCCAATATTGCTTAAAATCATTTCTGCTTTATCGGATCTCGAATAATCTTCGTTTACTTCAATTTCTAATTCTAAACCTAGGAATATTTGAGATTTTCGTTTATCGAATAGTGATGGAATTTTGCCTAGATTATCTGCCGAGGAATGATACTCACCAATAATCGAATCATCATCATCATTTTCATGATAGTTTTCATCATCTTGATGGACATATTGCCCTGATCGATCATGATAGTAATATTCCTCGAAACAACTATTGCAAACTATTCTATCTCCATCATAAGCAGTATGAAAATTACTATCGATCTCCACTACTCCACAATCCTCGCAAATTCCAAAATCATAATGATTAAATTTGCTATTAAATAGATCCACTACATCATTCATAGATGATCTGATAGTGCGATATTCATAATCATTGATTAGATCAATAGCTTGATCGTGATCCTGATCTTTTACAGCTTGCGAGAATAAACTAGCGAATTGTTTTCTTAATACTTTTCGATTCAATAAAGCAGATAAGGCGCAACCAATATCTCTATGATATTTTCTATTCCCTGCAACATTGTCTTTCATGCGGGTTCTAATCTGATCCTTAGCATGATCTAGTCTGTAATTGTCTTTATAGTGTTTATAAATTTGCATTAAATTCATGGTATTAAATCCTTTATAAGTTGATTAAATAGAATTGAGTAATGCTCTTACAGCTTGAATGATTACATAAGCCACACATAGGAATAACACTACATTCCACAGCTTATCTTTTGTGTATTGATTCATATAAAACCCTTTATAGAATATGCCGATATTGGCACTATCGATTGTAAAGCCCTGTAAAGCCCTGTAATTAGTAATAACCCTATGTTTACTATATTCTTTAGTTATATTGTCTAACCCCTAAATGCCTGTATTGGTTATATGCTTAATAGTGTATATATAGGTACATCTCAAGCCCTTACTTACCAGCTTTTAAGCCAGCATAGTTAAAATCTATTAAGATCTATAAAATCGATAGTTTTTCGCTATCGGGGGGAGGGGTCTGTGTAGTGACAGTAATTTGCTGT